ACGTTCCCTTGGCCCCCTGAGTTGCACCATAAAACCAGCGGTCAACGGTATAGGTATTGACCCCCGCCTCGGCCGCGCCGTTCCACCTTTGGTCGATCCGCATGTCGCCGTTGATGATGCGATTGTCGCCCATCGGGATGAGCACGGTCGAAATGGTGCCGTCCGCCGCCGCCTTGATCGACGTCCCGTCGACCTTGACCGAGCCCAAGACCGTCGTCGAAGCGGGCGGCGGAAGGCTCGCGGAATTGCTCGCCGGAACCCACTGTGAACTGTTGGCGTCCGAATAATAGACGTACAATTGCCCGCCGACGCTATCCCACCACAGAGCCCCTACGGAGGGCGCTGAAGGGGGTGTGTCGCTAACCGTGATCGACGCTCCGCCGCCGGCCGCACTGGCCCAGGAGAGCACGCCTGAGCCATTCGTCGACAGGAATTGACCAGGCGTCCCGCCATAGATCGCGAGATTATTCGGGCTGGCGAGCGCGAGAAGCCCGTTAACCGCCAAGCCGCCCTGAATGGTGACGCCCGAGCCGTTAAAAACCGTCGAACCGTCCGCCCGTGCGATCGTCAACCAATTGCCGAGGAAGCCGCCAGTCACATTGAAGGCCGCCAAGGTAAAATTCGCCCCAGCGTTGTTCGCCCCTTCAGCCGTCCCGTCGCCTAGCGCCAACTGCCAACGAGAGACATTGGCCGCCATGCTCAAAATAGCGCGCTGATTGCCTCCAGTAACCGGCGCGTTGAGCACCAGCGAATTGCTCCCTTGCACGGTCAGAACCTGATTGACCGTCAAGCTGCCGGTGACCGTGCCGCCCGCAATAGGCAGGTAAGGCCCGCCAGTAACCGGAGTCGTCCAAGTCAGATTGCCACTGCCGTCCGCTGTCGGCACCTGACCCGCGGGACCATCGCCAATCTGCAACTGCGCCAGCGCGGGAAAATAAGCCGCCGCCGAGCCAAAGAACTGCAGCGCGCCCGACGTCACTGCGCCGCCTGCGCCCAGCGAGACCGCTCCGGTGTAAGTGCCGCCCGACTGCGGAACCACGAGGTTCCAAGCCCCTAAAGCGCGCCCATAAGTCTGGTTGTCAGGCGGCTCCGGAATACCGGTCTCGTGCGCCTCGAGATATTCAAGAGTCACCGCCTCCATCGGCTCGACTGGATCGCGGCTCAGCAGAACCGGATAGTCGAACGTGATCGTCGAGGGCGTGATCTCAGCCGCGGTCGAGACAAAAGCGCCCTTGCCGTCGAGTTGATTGATCTGAAAATTCGGCGGACTCGAGCCGTCGTTGAGCGAAACCTGCCAGTACAATGAGCTTACTGTCGCCGGCACGCCGGTGATGGTGATCCCGCTGACGCTGGCCGCGCCGCCAGGCGGCTCGCAGCCACAGCCGTCCTGCCATTCGCCATTGGGCGGCAGACCAGGGGCCCAGTCGTTAGGAACCGTGTCGCCGTTGGGATCGACCCACTGGTTCATCCAAAGCTCCTCACCCGCGATCGCGTGAGCCTCGAGCCGCTCGCCTTCGAGAGGTTGTGCTCGACGTTGAGCTTTTGGATCATGTCTTCTGTGAATTGCTTCGCGTTCGCCGCTTGCGCCTCTTCACCGATCGCGTGCAAGTAGGCGTGCATCATTGCGGCGGAGAGGTAGAGGCTCGGATACTTGGTGTAGACCCAGGAATCGACCGTGTCGGAGAAGACCGGCACCTCGCCAAAATAAAAAATCTGAAACTGAATGCCCTCGACGTCGTCAGGCGTGCCGCCAAAGAAGATCGTCCGCCCCTCGATCGTGTAGTGATTGAGCGCCCATTTGTCGGGCAGCTTCATAAATTCGTCGCGGCTCTTGTAACGAATCGGTTTCCAGCCGCCTGGCACCTGATCGCTCGCCATCTCGACCAGATCGAACTCGAGCCAATCGTCGGGAATCGTCGCGCAGCGCTCAGTCGAGGTGACGATCGCGCTCTTGATCATCCGATTGTGACGGAGCTCCTGGTTTATCTTTTGCTCGGCCATGCGAACGAACGAAGTCACGAGCGTCGGTGACCAGTCTTGCCGATTCGCCCATTCCGCGATCTGGGTTGTGAAATCGGAAAAGTCGGTCATAGCCGATCCATCAGCCAGAGCACGAGGACGATAATGAGCACGACCCCGACGATGCCGATGCCGCCGTTGCCAAAACCGTAGCCTGGCCGCCAAGGCGCACCGGTGTAGAAATGCGGCCCGATTCCGCCCAGCAAGATGATGACGAGAATGACGACGAGGATCAGACCAAGCGGGCTCATTCAGGCGGTCCTCTCGGAGTTCGGCTGAGCCAGTAGGCGACGACCGCGCCGAAAGCGGCGACCAGGCCGCCGATCGCGCCCGAGGTGATTTCGTCGGTTGGAACGGTGAAATAGACGCAGAACGTGACCAGGCTGATGAAGGCCAAGATCACCAAAATCGAAACGGTGAGCGTGCCGCCGGTCTTGTCGAACCGATTGGCCACGATGACCAGAACGATGGTCAGAACGACCGCGATGCTCAGCCCCATCGACGCCGGATAGTCCAACAGCTTCGGCGTTGGCGGCGGAATGACCAGATTGTTGTCGGCCACTCATCCCCTCGCCTTCCACTTCCGATAAGCTGCGTCCATCTTTCGGTCGTACTGGTTCTGAGCGTAGCCGGGACCGTTGTAGCCGCGCGCGAACTGGGCCCAGTTCTTGTTGCGCAGCGGCGCGTCGAGCCGGTTGCCCTTGATGAACTTCACGAAGGCGTCGAGATGCGCCGGCGCTCCGGACCACATGGCGTCAACGAAATCCTGCGAATTGTCGAAGCCGCAGACGGCGTGGTTCTCACCGAGGATCTGAAAGGTGCCCCAGGAGCACGCCTTGTTGGCGGCGTCGGCGTTCAACCGACGTGCATCTTCGTAGCGGTTATGTTGATTAGTCCCAGTAGCGCCGTAGAGCTTCGCGTTCCATCCCGACGAAGACAACGCGACGCCATTGCGATCCTTCGCCGCGGCGTGCGCGCCTTTACTGTGCTTGTGGAAGATATGCGCTTCGTACAAGGCCGCGGGCCGCCCGTCTGGGAGGAAACCGGCACCCGCGGCCTCGACTTCGGCAACGGCGCGGATCGCCGCCACCTCAACGTTGAGCTCCTTCGCGGCGCGCTCAAAGTCCGCATCGGTCAGCGTGGTCTGTTTCTCAGGTGGTTTCTCAGGCGCTTTCGCCATCAGACTCTCCCCTGCCAGACGCGCCACGGCGTCGCCTCGCTCGAGTTGAGCCAGCGGTCGAACCGCTCCGGATCGTCGTAGATTTCGCGCTTGATCAGATCCTCGACGACGATCGCCGGCAGCGTCGCGATCTTCTTGTTCTCGGTCTTGCGCATGGTCTCGCGATCGCGCGCCACGCCGGCGAGGATCTCGTCGAGATATTGCGTCGCGTTGACAACGAGGCGGCCCTCACTGGCGTCGTAGATCGTCTCACGGACGATCCCGTCGCGGACCATGTAGAGCCGCCTCGTTTCCATCGTCTTTACTGGGTTATGCCGTTAAATAGGATATGAGCGAGACTGTTTCTCATCTCCACGCCCCATTCCACGACGATCATGCGGCTCTCAGCGTCACCGATGCGAGCCATCAAGTATTGCCGGAAGCTGCGGAAGAAAGCGACCGCGGCGTAGTCTGGATCGATCAATAGTCCAACGTCTGGCGCAACCCAACGTGAAGGGATGCACTTCACACGACCAAAGTCCGTCGCAATAACGTCAACGGTAGAGACAACTTCCGTCTTGCCGACAAGCACTTGCGTAGTCGAACGGCCGACGAATGTTGAGACTGTTCTCTTGGGCCCAGGCGGCACTACCCAAAGTGTCGGGCTCGCCCCATTCGTGTATGCCTTCTGCATTGCGTCGCCCAACATGTCTTCTGTCAGTTGGACAGCTGTCGGCACGGCGAACGGCAGGTAAGCGGTCGTCGGCAGACCCGTCACCGAGGTGCCAGGCGCGATCGAAGCGGCCGGCGCGTTGGTCTTGTCGGTGGCGCGGCCGAGCCAGTGCGCAAAGCCCTCGCTGACGCGCGCGACCGGCGTGGCGGCGTCGGTGCCGTCGACGCGCGCCTGGCGTGAGCACAGACCCACCTCGATGTCCGACTTCAAAACCTTCGAAGTCATGGCCATTTGGTGCGCCATTTCCGAGCCTTTGCCGGCGGCGTCACTTTCCTCCTGCGAGCCAGAAACCGTAGCGTCGCGTTCGGAAATTTGCGTGACATTGTTTTGACGAATCGTCGGTTGTGCCGGCTGATTGACGAGTTGAAACCCTTCCACCTGTGCATTCGGAGCGCCAGGCGCGCCCGCCGCCGGTGCGCCAGGGATAGCCGGCTGCGCCACGGTGGGCAGGAACTCGGTTTGCCAGTCAAACAGCCGGTTCTTCACGTTACGTCTGCGTATAGCGGACATAACTGGAGTATCGAAGGGATCGATATTGTAGATAGCGTTGCTGAGATCTTCTCTATTACCTACCGCTTGGTAAGTAGTAAAGGCGTTCGTGACTTTCGCCATGGGGTTTTATTCTCCGGATCATCTGAGAAGCCTCTGGAAGTAGCCTACGGCGTCTTCCATCTTTCCTGTGCGGGCTAGTTGCCGCTGGGCTTCATCGATGTTCCGGCGTCCAGCATTCCCAAGGGGCGTAGCGGAACCGGGTACCAATGACTTGCCTTTACCGGGGAGGACCGCTTGGGGTCTTACCGTCATCCCCTGGTCATAGAGCCACGCCTTGAGGAGCACGTTGAGCATCCTCTTGTCGTAGACTCCCGCCACCTCTGGCTCGGTGAAACCTTCGGCTAGCGCAGTCTTGCGCATGCCGCCGATTACTCGCTGCAGTGATGGCTCATCCTTGATCAGTTTCGAATGATCTTGGACGAACTGTGTGAACTGATCGATCGCGTATTTAGCGCTCGCGCGATCGTGCTCTTCGCGCGCATTCTGCAACGCCCAGGCGCGGTTGGCGCGGATCTGATTGAGCTTGGCGTTGTACGCCTGAAGTTCTTTCTGCCAACGCCTCGCCCTAAGCGGATCCTTTTCGTATTCCTTGTCCCAATCTGGCTCAGGCGGCACGAGCGCCTGGAGATCCTGATCGAGGTTGGTCAGTCCTTGGATGTAAATATCGCGCATCTGAGCGACGCGCGCGTTCTCCTGGTCGACCGCTTGCTTGTGCTCGTTGACCTTGTTCAGCCGCGAATGGAACGTCGCCGTCCGAATGTAGCCGTCACGGAGCTCGCCTAGCGATACGGTTTGAGGCTCGCCGTCGACCGTGATTTCGAACTGGGCGTTTTCGAGATCGCCGTCTTCACTCTCTTCATCGCCGGCGGCGTCGGCTTCGGCGTCTTGCGACTCATCATCGGCTCGCAAGTGTCCATCGTCGGCGGCGGCATCATCGCTGACCGGGGCGTCGGGGCTACGTCGTTCGCCACTCTGCCTTTCAGTTTCGGTGGGCGCTTGTCGGGCGCGTGATTGACTTTCGCGGTGCGCCCTCTCGTCAAACCGACCATCGGCTATCTCCCTCTCTCGAGCACGGAGGCGAGGATCGTCTCCCGCGTCGTTCGTGTCTCCCGTCTCCGGATCGCCTTCGATCGTCCGGATCTCGAGAAATGGTTCGGGCTTCTCCGCGACCTGGGCGAAACGGCCGCTCGTATCCCGCGGCGCGGGCGCGCGCGGCGTTCCCTCGCTCTGCGTCTGAGCCGGATCGATCGCGCGCTCAAACGCTTGCGCGGCGCTATCAAGGCCTTCGGGCATTCTTCGCCTGTCTATCCAACGCCATGCTGTAATCGCTCACGAAGCGTTTAATTTCCGCCGGCACCGCGTCGAGCACCTTCAACTTGGCCTTCAGATCGCGTTCCTTGTCGCGCTCGGTCGCGTCCAGCCATTCGCCATACCAACGAATGCGAAGCGCTCGAACCGCGAGCATGAAGACGCCTTTTTCGTTGAGGAGATCGTTCGCCTCGAGGAAAAGCTCGCGCTTCGCTTGCGTGTCGTTCGCCCGCGTGTCGGTCTGTGTCGGATCGATGTTCGGCAAGCCGGTCATCGCCACGTCGCCGCCTTCACCGCCCACATCTGCGCCGTCTGCGCTTCGGTGATCGCGATCGAGTACATGCGCTTGACTTCGGGGTTCGTCGCCGCCTCGCGCAAATCATTGCACGCGTCGATAAAGTTCCCGGCACGCGTTTTAAGCACGTCAACCTCGCCAGACGCGCTCGGATTAAACGTAATTCCAACTGCACGCTCACCAAAAGTAAAATCCCGCTTGTCGTTCACGCTCCGCCTCCCTGCGGTTGCTGTGCGGCCGCTTCGGCCTGGGTGTCCGCGACCGCCTGGTCACTGGCCGCCTGAACGTGCGTCTGATGCACGTCGATCGCGCCGTCGTGCGCGGTCTTGAACATGTCGCTCGCCATCTTGCCGAGCGCCTGGACATGCTGAGCATGCAGCGCGTCAGCCTCGAGTTGAATCTTCGCCTGGTCGTAGAGTGTCTTTTCGCGCAATTGCGCTTGTGCGAGCGCATTGTCTTGGTCTTGCTGCGCTTTCTTGAGGTTTTGATTGCCCAAGGCTTCCGCGGCGTCGGCTTTCACCTTTTGGTACTGGGCTTGGGCCGCCAAGGTCATCGCGTCGGGCTCTTTCGGCGCGCTGAGCATCGCTTGCAGCTGCACCGGATTGGGCATCTTGAAATATCTGTTCACATTTTTAATGTTGGCGATTGCCAACATGTCAGTTTGCGTATTCATCATCTCTTGTAGGCCACAAACAGGGTTGTTGAGGCCCATTTGCGCTACGATCGTTTGCTGATCTGTCTTGATCTGTTGCAATGTCATCAGTCTGACGGTGTCAGAACCTTTGCCGAGGGTTGGGTTGACTTCCACCCCCATCGAGGCGTCGAACGTCGAGGTGTCGTAATCTACCCAGTTGCCGTTGACCTTCAGAGTCCGTTGCTGCGAGGGATTCTCACAGACCTCGTTAAACAAGCCGCTGAACAAATCCTTGAAACCCGTCTCAGCGAGTACGCGCGCGACAAGCTCAGTGCGCTCTTGCTGCCCATTGATTATCGCTTCAACGCCGACCATCGTGGACGATTGAAGTGCTTTCGGGTCGAGGCCCTTTGCCGCATCGGACAACCCAGTACGACGCTGGAGCACGTCGTTCAGGTATTCGATGATTGGCATCGCCGCCTGACCAAGAAACGGGATGTTGTTGAAAGCGACCGCGGCGTTGGGATCCCCACGCGTCCGAATGACCGCGCCTAAGTCGTCGTTCAAAGCGTCGTCGACGTTGGTCGTGAGCTCGTTGATGACGGTTTTCGGGTTGATGCTCTCGGCGGCCGAGTCGAGAATGGCGCGCGAGAGGTTGGTTTTGATCCGCTGAATGTCCATCGTCAGATCCGCGATGGAATCCCCGACGATCGTGTGGCTAATCGGGTCTACGGAAAACAGGGCGAACTTGATCCGGTTCGCTGGCTCGTCCGAGATCAGCGTGGCGTTCTCGCCCATCGTGATGACGTGGCGGAGCTCCGGAAAGCCGTCGCCGTCGTGATCGGCGCGGATGTACCACTCGCCGTACATCACCCCGTCGCCAACCCGGGTCGACATGATCCGGCCAGGATTGCGCAATTGCGGCTCGGTCGTGAACTCCGCGATCGACTGCGATTGCACGTAGTCGAGAAGCATTTCGCGTTGGTAGCCCATCGCGGTGAGCTCATCGATCGGCGCGACGCGTTCATGCCCGACGATCCGGCTTTCCCGAAAAGTTCGCGCATAACGATCGAGCCGCATCTCCTCCGGAGGCACGCCGGTGATGCGGATAATCGGCTTCGCCACCTGGTATTCGATCACCACATGGTCGAAGGCCGGCGGCGCGATCGCGCCGGCGAGGCCAGGCGGCAGGGGCGGCTGGCCTCCAGGCGGGCCAGAAACGGCCCCTGGAGGCGGGGGAGCCCCAGGAGGCTGTGGAGGACCGGGAATTGGCCCAGGCCCGCCCTGAGCCATCTGTGGGCCGCCTGGAGCCATTCCTGGCGGACCTGGTGGAGGCGGCGGCGCAGCTGGCGGCGGCGGAGCCGCGACGCCTGGCGTCGGATTGCCCACCTCGATCAACTTAGCGGTTGGGTCTTCGATCAGAAGCTGTTGAATTTGCTGGGCTGTGATGCCCATGAAGGTCTTCCGACGCATCTCCTTGCGATCGTCGGTCCACCACTTAACAAAACCGGTTTTTACCGTCATTGCGTCTTTAAAGGCACCGTACAAAATGAGAAAACCAGGGTTATCATTCCAAAATGTATAGTTTACATATTGCGTTGCCTGTTGAGCCATGTCGCTTTCAGCGGCGCTTCTTGGAACAAGCTCGATTGGACTTTCATTTGCACCAAATAATCTAATTAAAGACGGCAACATAAGCATAATTGCATCACGAACATCGGTTGAAACGAACGATGATCGATTTGCTGCGTCTTCCTGATCCTTATTGAATTGGTCATAAGTAGCGTTTGGGTCTTGAACGATAGTGGTATCTGACCATGGGTTATCATCAGGGTACAGTGTAGGTAAAAGTCCGTAATAATACTTCTGCGCGTAGTCCCTGTTAGCTGCTAATACCATTCCTTCATAGTCACGAGCATCTTTAATCATCGCGTTCAAGAATTGCTCATAGGACTCCGGATCACCAGGGTCGTATGAACCGGTGTTTAGACTTGAGCTATCCTTGAAAGACGCGAAAATACGTTCCATTTTTGTTATATCTATACCAGACGTCGACTTACCCAAGATCGCCTTGAGCGATCCGAGCGCGCTTGAGGATGAACGTCAGCGTGATTTTCTCGACTAGTTCCCCAACGCAAATGATGGGGCGCAACACAAAGGCCGCCAATGCAGCCATTCGGCGTATTGTGCAAAGCCTGATGCCGCGGCGTCGGAGGCGGTCCGTGAAATTCTTCGCAAACTAACCGTGAAACATACACGGTTCTGCGCGTCCTATCGACCATGCTCCCGATCGTGACTTGCGGACGCAAAACCGGAGCGCCCGCGACGGCACCCGTCCACAGGTAGCATCCAACCTCAGTCAGAGGCTCCCACTTGTCGGCATGACGATCGAGGATGTCCACGCGCCGGCCCCATCCCCCGGCGCGGATTTATCGCGTGTTTCCCGTTGAGGTCAAATCTCTGGCGCAGTCTTGGTAAAGTACTGACAAATCGTGGCAAAAGCGGGAATGGCCCGCGGCCTTCGCCCCGACGTCATCGAGGCGGCCTTGCCGCAAATCGCCTTTTTGTCGCCGGCCCGCCTGGGCGACCAGAACCAACAGGCGCTGCAGCGCGTTTTAGCCCCGGGAATGGCGAAATGGGCCTGGCCAGGATGGGTAAGAACCTGTTCAACCGTCTCACCGGTGAAATGATCGGTGCCTAACATCGAAAACCCCGGCGGGATCGGACGCCATGGCTAGCGGCTCTCTCCGACGTCCGATCCCTATTCCAGCGATCTTGGGGGTAAACGACCGCTAGAACGCGAGACGCGCGCCCCGACGACGCCAACCGGCGAAGCCAAGCGCGGCGAAACCTAGCCCCATCATCACCCAAGTCGAAGATTCCGGAACGCCAGTCGTCAACTGGATCGAGCCGCCAAACGACTGCCGCGGCGCAGTGAAGTCAACGGCGAATTGCGTCTCGTCCGTCGTGAACGCGCCCGTCGCCGCCGAGAACGGCCCAGCCGAGCCGTCCAGCAACGCCGCCGGAAAGGTGTGCGTAGCCAGCAGACCGCCGCCGGCGAACGTCGATTCGATCGTCGGACCCGGATCGTTGGTCAAGCCGTTGACCGTGAACGTCGAGAGCGTGTTTCCGGTGCCGAAAATCGCGCTCTGGATCACATCGACGGTCAGCGTGTGCGAGCCGGTAAAGCCCGCCGCCGCGCTGGCGTCGAGCGTCACGCTCGATAGGTCCGCATTCGGCAAGATCGGAGAGCCCTGCGCGGCGATGGTGATGTTGGCGAAATTGGCGTCGCTGGCGGTGAGCGAAGCCGCGCCCGTGGTGACGCCAGTGATGTTGTCGATCAGCGAGCCGTTATCGAAGACCTCGATCTGCAGCGTCGCATGCGCCGGCGTTGCGCCGATCGCGGCGAGCAAGGCGGTTGAAAGCACCAATTTATTCATGGGAAAACCCCCGGTTAGAGTGTGGGAGGCCTTTCAGCCTCCCTGGGCCGGATGCTTGCCTTTAGCGCCATCCTCGCCTGGTACGCGCGTCGAGCCACCAGGTCCGGATCTCTTACCGCCGCTGCCCGGGCTTGGGCTGGGCGGTCGGCGGTTGCGGCAAGCCCTGGCCAGGCTGCGGCGGTTGACCGGGACGCTGCGGCGGCAGCGGCTGACCGGCGACCGGCGGACGCTGACCCGGAAGCCCCTGACCGGGCCGCGGCGGAACGCCAGGGCGCGGCGGCTGCACGTCCGGATGCTCCGGGGTTCCCTCCTCGACGCCGTAATCCGGATCGACCGGCCGCTCGCCAATCTCGATCACCACGTAGCGATAACCGACGCCCTCGATCGCCACCAAAGCGAGCGCGCGGCCGGCGGGAACGTCGGGCGGCAAAGGCGGCCACACCGTGCCCGGGGGCGGATCGGGCGGCAGCGGCTCGACGCCGGGAACTTCCGGCAAGCCTTGATCGGGATGCTCCGGATCGATCGGATGGATCGGCAGACCATGATCCGGATGCAAGTGCCCGCCCTCCGGAATCCCCCATTCGGGATCGACCGGAAGGCCGCCGCCAGGCGGGCGCGGCCAAGTGTGCGGCGGCCGCGGAAGCCCATGACCGGGACGCTCGCCGCCGCCCCAGCCAAAACCAGGATCGATCGGCCGGCCGGGACGACCAGGACGATGACCCGGACGCCCGCCGCCAGGAAGCCCCTGATCGGGATGCGCGGCGTCGTCGATCGGCTGAATGTAGGCGTAAAATCCTTGACCCATGCGCGTCCTCCAGTTTGGTTAGGCGGCTTCCCGTTGACTACTCGTCTCCCGTGACGAGCGTGCGTCGCGCGGCGTCAAATACGCGCCCCGCGTCTCGTCGATCAGCCGACGCAAAATGTCGCTGACCGAAACGCCGTACCGCGTCGCCAAACCGTTGAGCCATTCCTGCTGTTCCGGACTGACGCTCAGCGTCACTCGATCGGCGCGAATCCCATGCGTGGTCATCTGTCCGATGCTAGCAGAACAGGGTTGAGCTAAACAAGCCCCCGAATCCGCCTTCTCAGCCGCCGGCCGAAACTCAGGCTCGAACTCAGCGCCGTCACATGCGGCAACCCCACCGCCACCGTCTTCAGCGCATCCGCGCCATGGCTGTGATCGTCGTGCACCGGCGTGCCAAACTTCGATTTCTTGTAGCCTCGAAGCCGCGCCAGCCCCCGCCGGCAGCGTTGCTCGTCAAACCAGCTTATCCCCAGAATTCCCCGCACCGCGCTCACCCCATCGGCGTCGGAAACGCGTTCCGCGGTCAGAATCGGCGTCGGCGTCGCGTCCATCAGCCCGAAACGCCGGCTCTCGCCCGAAATCCACTCCCGCGCCTCGACGTCATGCGGCAGGATATGCGCCTTGAACGGCACCCCCCAAGCTTTCGCCTTTAGATCCAGAATATTCAGATAATGCTCGGCCTTGTGCCCCCGATCCTCAATGTAATCGACGAAATGAATCGCCTTGCCAACCAACTGAAACACCCAAATGCAAGTAAAATCGTGAATGCCGATGTCCCAACCGGTGATCAAAGTGCCGGAAAGATTGACAGGAACTGAACCGATGCGATGCTGGGATTGGATGGCGTTCAGACTCTCCGTATAATACGCGCCCTCAACCGGCGCATCGAAAGCATTGAGCATTTCTCTAGCGTATTCGTCCGCCGGCATGTCGCGCGTTAGTTCCCTTTGCTCTTCAAAACTCAGCGCGTCTTCCCCGGTGTCAGTAATCTTGATGTCGAATACATCCCATTGCTCGTCGTCTTCGGCCTTGAGCTTGACGGCGTGAAAATGGTCGTCGCCGTTGCTGGTGCCGGAAATGACCGCGAATCCCCGGTAATCCGCCAAAGTGGGGCGAACCACAGAGGTCCAAGCGCGCGGATTGAGCAAGGGATATTCGTCCAACACCGCGCCATCGAGATAAATCCCCCGGATCCGTTCATAAGCCTGCCCGCCGCCATACAGCCGGATCGTCGCCCCATGCGGGAAAATCACCGTCAGCTCGCCCTCGAGAAAGCGCACCCCAGGGTAACCGCCAGCATAGTGCTTCAAATAGGCCCAACATAAATCCTTCACCTGGTCGAACGAGGGCCCAACATAGGCATACCGGGGCGGCGGATGACGTCGCGGGTTCGATAGAGCGGCTCTGATCAGCTGGTTGACCAGGGCGACGGTTTTTCCAGCCCTGCGATGGGCGACGGCGAAAATCCACCGCTTTTGGCTCGCATGCAGCGGACGAAAATGCGGGCGCGGAATGTACGGGATGATCGCCGGGGCGAGCTTGGCCTCCAGCTCGTCGACCAGATCGAAATCGGCGTCATCGGTCACTGGGGTCCGTCTCGCTTGCCTTCGGGATCGTTGGCAGCTGGGACGAGGGATGCAACTCGATCACGTTGCGCGCCAGCTCTCTGGGCCCAATCGCCGTGCCGTCCGCCCATTGCGCCGGCGGAAGGTTCAGCGTGACGAGAGGACCCGCAAGCGCGTTGCGCTGAGCGTCCTCGCTCGGATCGCTGCTGGCCCAACCCAACGGACGCGCGTTCTTCGAGTTCAGAACGTACCGGATCGCCCAATCCACCCGCCGATTGTCGTGATCGTCCAAGGCCTGCGCCAGCTTCGATCGCGCCTTGTCCGCCAACCGCAAATCCATCTCCCG